ATGATGCTTTGCCTCAAATTGAGGGTTATGTTTTAGTGGTTTTTTACATTTCATATTTTCATCTCCTTTGCGCCTTTCTTTATATTATCTAATGCCCATAAAGGCTGTAAGTTTTCTAAAGCCCAACACTTCTTGAAGTCTTCACTTGTCGGGTCTGCTAATTCCTCTTGGTTAAAAGAGGCTTTTGGTTTAATGTGGTCTATATGCCAAAGACCCATATTTTCCCAAGTCATGCCTTTAGTAAATAAAGACTCAAAGCGTTCTCTAAACTCATCAATTGTGAAACTAAAATGAACCCATACATTTCCCTCTAATTCCATACCTTTAGACCAATTAGTGTTTTTGCTTTTGATTGCTCTATGTAATTGTCTTGCTAAGTTCTTACTCATAATTGCGGAAGGTCTGTTTTGATATTGCCGTTCCCATATTTTACTACATTTTTTAGAGCAATTTCTATTGTATCTACTTCTTTGAAAGTTTTTACCACATACTAAACAATCAACAAAGGTCTTAGGTTGCTTGGCTCTATTTTCAATACTTCTCAGCCTAAACATTTCCCTGTATTCGGGGTCTTGCATTTTCTTAGCATGGTTCTCTTTGAAGTAAATTGTTAAACGCTCTTTGTTTTCTTCATAGTAATTCTTATCTTTTTCTTGACGGTGTGCTTTCCCGCAAGGAGGACAGAACTTTAATTTATGGTAATTACTAACAGTAGTTACCAACTGAACATTACAACTTTTACAATGTATTGGAGGCTTATTAGCATGATTCTCCCTTACCTGTTTCTTTGCTCTATCACAAACCCTCTTACAATTCATAGCCTCATGGCATTTATCACTACAATACTTGTATATTCTTGGTCTATTTACCTCTTCATTACAGAATAAACACTTTTTCTTAGGTAAGGAATCCGCCTTTAATTTTCTCACATTACGGAGATTAGTATTCCTACAAGTATTACTGCAAAACTTAGCATGGGGAACATATGGTTCAAACTCTTCATTACAAACAAAGCATTCTTTCATCCTTCCATCTCCTTAGCCTTGAATGCCGCTAGTCTAATCGCCTCTCTAGCACTAGCAGTAATGCTAGCCGCTAAATCAACATCAGCCCAACCGAACCCCTTGTATGCGAGGATTCCGTAAAAGGATGCCATGAGTCGCTTGACCGCCATTTGATTGTTATTCCACTTAGCGGTTTGTTCTTTATCTCCACTGTTTCTAGCCTCTTTCATATTAGCCTTGTATTCGTTTCTCAAGTCTTTCAAAGCCAACAAAGACTTAGGCAATAGTCCAAGTTTATCTGTTTTGTAGTAGAGCATTTTTCTCTCATACTCTTCTTCTCTCAAGTTTTGAGGTGTGTTTAAATCAGCACCAAATACTGTTTCAACATCACTCTTTGTTTCAAATGAAATATTCCTAGCAATAATCATACTAGGGTAAAGACCTGCAAAATCAAACGCCGCTACATTGTAATGTAGTCCGTTTGTTCCTTCGTCTAATGGGTTGTAAATCATAGCACCCGAATAAGAAAGACTTTCTTTACACTTCTTACATGTCTTTAGTTTCTTATCATTAGGGTTTTTGTAGCCACATGACTCACACACTTTATGTTTAGGCTTACTACCTGTTGGTGCTTTCCACCAAGCATTACGCATAAAATACATTGAACCCATATTAGATGCAAAGAAACAAGCGTCGAATGGTGCTACTAGTAATCGCTGTAGAGATAGAATTGCCTCGGAGGTAAAGTTCTCTTCATCAATCCTTCTAAGTAATTCTACATCTATAATTGCATACTGTAGATATGCCGAAGCGTCTTCTATCCATGCTCTACGGTAGAACTCATTAGGGTCTTCAAACTTAGTCTCGGTATGTTTTCCTTCACCGAATAAAGTCTTTGAAACATAGTCTAATGATAGACTAGGTAGTGTTCCTCTTTGAGCATCATTCCATTGTCTTTCAAAAGCCAAGTCTAGATTGAGAGTGATTCTACCTTTGATTGGTTGAGCCGTTGGGCTGTAGCCGTCTCCTTTAGTAAATACCCAAGATTCATTTTTTAGATAGACTCCATCAACAACGCCTAATGGTGACATTCCTAATGGGTTAATATCTAATGCACAACATCTTTCTAGTAATTTAGGCAAATCGAACTTAAGACCAAACCATGCAATTAACATATCGGGGTCGCAATGTTCCATAGAGATTAAGAATTGTCGAATCATTTCTTCTTCACTATTTTCAATAAAGAAGATAGAATTGTAGCCTTCTACTTTAGGTTCCACTATGTCTTTGTTTTCTTCGGGTTGCCAAGTCCAAGTATAGAATTGACTATCAAAATTATCATAGCAAACAATAGCAGTAATTTTGTTATCATGTTCTCCACCTTGTTGCCATTCCATATCCCAATACCATTTACGCATATTGTATTCCGGTATTGAATCCAATTCATCTATAGCATAGCGATAGTGAAAAGGGACATCGGCTTCATAAGTTTGAGAAAAGTTTTCTTTTGCTTTGAAGATGTCTTTAGGCATATCCACATAGACTTTCTTTAACTGTTCACCGTCTAGATTAACCCAATCACCATGCTCATATTCATAGTCTCTAGTAATTGTCTTAGTTACCTTGTAAGTAGCAGGTTCTCTAGCAGTCTCTTTAATATAAAAATAAGGCTTGTAAGTATCATTCTTAATCACTTTGTTTCCGTTGCTGTCTCTCCAAGAGAGATAAATATTATTATTGTTATTTGTTATTATCATTATAATCACTATTCCATATGAGGAACCTTAACTAGTAGTCGGTCTTCTCCAACTAGTAGTATAGGAAACTCGTCTTTAACATAGAAGGTAATTGTATCTCCTTTGAAGAACTTATGAAGTGGGCCTGTAAAAGCCACCGTTGCTGAATAGCCCTTTCCGTTTTCTACATTTACTGTAGTGGTATATCCTTTAACTCCAACTACTTTTGAAGAGATTTCAACTTCTCCCAAGTCTTCTACATTCCAATCTAATTTATAGACTCCTGTTCCTATCAATTCACATTGGTTAATTGCTTCTTTAAAATCGGCAGTAGCCATGTCAAAAGAACCCTCAAATGCTTTACCGTTAAATTGAGGCATTTCACCATCTAAGTTCAAGTCCATTAAATAAAATCTTTGAATGACTTCATGGTGTGGGTGTTGATTAACTCTAGGCAAAGTAATTTCAGTATTACTACCATCACCGAGTGAAGAGATAGTTACTCTATCACGAATTGCTATTTCTATTTCACCCGACATTTTCTTCAAGAAAGGTAGTAGTGTTTTGATATTTATTGTTGCATTATGTGTAGAGTCGTCTAGTATTGTTACATCAAGAACTATTTTGTTGATGTAACTACCATCACCATTCCATAAAGACAACAAGCCAAAGGAGGTATTGCTAGGATTGTCTTTCAAATCTAAGTAAGTGTATTCACTTAATACTCCCGACTTTACTCCACCACTTTGAGCGTATTTACCACTACCCATAATGTCTTCTAATCCTGTTCTAAACTCTTTTGCATCTACTGTAAATTTCATTTATTCTTCCTCCTGTTGTTCTTTAACTTCACTCACTCTTTTCATCTTTAATTACCTCTTGTGCATAAATAATACTATGTGTGTTGAAGAAACTTACCGGATTTGTTAATTCAATGAAAGATGCCCCCATCCACATACAACCAACAACATCACCAATAAACTTCCCTTCTTTGGTTTGAAAAACCATTCTAAGCCCAACATACTTTTCTATGTTAAAATCCATTTTGCTCTTCTTTGTCATACATTTCCCTCTTTCAGTTCTTTAAATCCAGTCCAAATTACTTCTCCTGTTCGATTAACTGAAAGGAAAGAAACTCTTTTACCAAGAAGAGAAGGATTGTATTTACTACTTTTAACAGTAACAAAGTATTCCATACCTTTCTGTGTGTTTCTTTGGGTTGTTTGTAGAACAGTCCATAGATGAGAGTCCCAACGATTCCATATTGGAGAAGGTGGCTCATCTCTAAATGGAGGCTTAGTGTGAGTAATGTAGATTTGGTCGCAGTCAATTGCTTCTACTTCTTTCATTACTTCTCTAAATGGTTGGTTTCTATGAAACCAGTCCTGCTGTTTGGCAGTTTTCATTGGTCGCATTCTTGATGTTTCCATTCCTGTCATGTAAAGTGTGCAATAGTCTAGCCATGTATCTACTCCATCCCAAACAAAAACAATTTCTTCTGTCTTTGCTGTTTCTTTAGCCAATGCAATAAAGGAACGAATGTTTCCTTGAGTTTGGTATGGCAAAAACTCTCCTGTTTCTTCATCAGTAGCCGCAGGATTGTAAATAATAATGCGGTCTGTAGAATTATGGTTTGCTTTCCAAGTTGGGCGAGAACCATTATCAACATCTAAGTAGAATGTTTTCTTTGTCATATCCATTGCCAATCCAGTTTTACCCGTTTTAGCATCACCTTCAATTCCAACCTTAATTCTCTTAGGTGCATTCTTATGCTGTTCAGTCTGTTTTAGAAGTTTCTTTCTAAGTCCTTCAATATCTATTTGCGTTTGTATTTTTTTATCCATTTTTATTCCCCTTTGTAATTTTTCCATGCTGAAACTAATTCTTCTACCTCTTCTTCAAAGTCCAATTGTAGTCTCGTTTCTTTTGTTCCGATGTGCAATTTAACAAAATAAGTTTTATCATCATAGTTTTCTTTCCATGTAATAAAGTCTACATCACTAAAAGCCACTGCCCATGTTCCTTCTTTTTCAACGAAGGAATTAGTAATTGTAATTGAGTCGCTCAATCGCTCAACCCCATTTTTTCTAATTTTAGATGATGTAGAAACTCTTCTAGTGTTTTACCGCTACAAGTTTGCATCACTACACTAGGATGTCCTGTGTATAATTTAACTTCTACTTCTAATTTTCCGTCAATGTTTGTCAAATACTGATAAGACACATGTTGTAATTTGTCTATCGGTATTGTCGCTCTGTCTGTTGTAATCAATTTATCTGCTATACTTAACATATTTTTACCTCCTAAGAGTATAGGCTTCGCACCTATTTGAGTGTCATTCAACCGCCACACTTACACGGCATGAGAATTACTCAATCAAAACCAATCAAGGTCTTCTTCTTTAGCCTCACCAATTTCCTCTACTTGTCCTTTTCTTTCAGTAACATAGATTCCCGAAAGGTTGATTGTAGCCGGTTCATATCCGTCTTCTCCTTCTCGTTGAGAGGTTCTACCCACTACAACAACTTCGGAACCAATACCAAAGTCAATGTTAATGTGAGAAGGAACCCAACAAGTAGTCATTCCATCAGTGTCATAATCGAAGTCTGCATTCAAATCAGTAAGATTCAAAATACGGTTTCCATTAGAAGTTGGAGTCATGTTCATATTACAAACAGTTCCCATTGTAATAACGAATCTATCTACTGCAACTCTTTCACGCAATTCAAGATGTTTAGCATCAAGTAGTGTCAAAGATGCAACATTTTCAGCCGCTAATCCACTAGCCAAGTCAAACATATTAACAGAAGAAACATCTCGGAACAAGTCTCCTTCGGGGTCTTGTTCACTGTTCAAAGAAAGACTACCAAGAGTCTTCATTGAATATCCGTAGATGTAGCCTTCTCTGTTTGAATCCTTAATTACTGTCATGTTAATCCATTCAAAAGTGGATGGAGAGAATTGCATTCCTCCGTCATTCTTGTATGAAAAGTAGTAGAGGTTGTAGTCTGTGTCTTCACCGACTTTACCAATGAATACTCCACTTCGTCGCATTAGTTCTCTAGCCAAAGGCTTTCCGTAGTTCTTGTTTTCTCCACCGTTTTGGTAGCGTTGCTGTGAATCAAGAGGAATAATAATACTGCCATCTTCTAGGTATTCAGCCCCATCCGACAATTTATTCATAGTTCTCATTTGTTCTTCACCGTCATAATAACGGGAGACAACATATTGTCCTTGTTCATTCTTCTCGGCTGTTGCTACTAGCCCTGTTTGGTGTGCATTAAATGGGTCACGGTTCCACTCATCAATCGCTCGCTTTCTGTTGTAAGCCATCATGTCTCTAGGTTCTTCAAGGGAAATAAAGAATCCGAAAGCATCGTCACCGAATCCTTTCTTTTCTGTAGTTCCGGTTGCGTTATCAGTTCGCATCATTCTCAATTGTTGAGAAGCGTAACTTCGCCACAAGCCTTTCGCTAGAGGGGAGTCCGTAGACACCTTATTCTCTTCACATATATTTTCAAATTTCGATTGAGCATCAGTAATACTGATACCCAACTTCTCTGCCGCTTTACTTATTTCGTTTTGCATATTTTTTTACCTCCTTATATGAGATTTCCCACCATCCATGAAGCGAGTAGTTTCGGGGTCATGTTGTGAGAACGCCATTCACCTTCACCAATTACTCGCAGGAATTTTAATTTTGTATTACTATCCATTTCGGATGCAATAACAAAGTCATGTAGACCTATACAGATTTCCTTGATAGAAAATCCGTCATAGATTAGATTATGTAGATTTGTTAATACTTCGTTTGGATTCTTATTTGTTATTTCGATAATTATTTTCTCGTATTGTTTTAGCCCTTTTTCGACTTGAACATTCAGCCGACTGCCTGTAGCGATTGACGCTTGTAGTTCGGTGATTGTCCGTCTTAAGTCACCGTCAAAGGCATATATAAACGCTCTTAATTCTTCGGGAATAGGGTGGCCTTCGCTCTTGAGAATAGTTGTAACTACTTCTTCGACTAATTCAAAAGTGATTCTCTTGAAGTGATAATTTGCACACCTAGATTGTAGTGCGTAAATTATTTTGTTTCTATTGTTGCATGTGATAATAAATCGGATATTATCCGCATATCGTTCCATCATTCTTTTTAGTGCCGCTTGAGCATCATTAGTCATCCCATCCATCTCATCCAAAAGAATAATTCGGAAAGGAACATTACCAATACTACCACTTTGAGCAATCTCTTTGATTCTAGTTCTTACATTTTCTAGTCTTCTATCATCCGAAGCATTCACTTCAAAGAAGTTGCTAGCAGTATCTTTTCCTAGAATGCTTGTTGCTAGTGCGAGTGCTACAGTAGTTTTTCCTGTGCCGGAACCTCCGTAAATCAATACATTAGGCATCTCTTTATTGACAGCCCAATTAGTTGCATCCATTACAAAGTGTTCTTGTCCGACAACTTCGCTTAATCTCTGTGGTCTATATTTTTCAGTCCATAGCATTATATCCTCTCCAACTTGGATTCTATTTCTTCTATTTTAGATTCAACTTCGTGAATTGCTCTTGGTAATTCAATATCTATATGATGGGGTTTGTAAATATCAACCCAATCTAAATTATCATAAGTCATTTCTATATCTGTAAGTTGTTGGTGTAGTTCTTTGTAACTTACTAATCTATCATGTATTTCTTCTATTCTTTCTATTGCTCTATCTTTAATTGACATTATTATTCCTCCTTATTAGACCATACAGCCTGTCGGCTATTCTTATGTCCTGTTGGGTTTCTATTAGTGAAACCAACCTTTTGAAAGGTCTTTCTTTTCATTATATTACCTAAAGTATTCATAGTCACATTTATGTGACTATTCTTTAGTCTTCTATTAGAAGTGGTGGCTTTGTATGCCACCAATCTATCATAGATTTCACCTGTCGTTAATTCTTTTTCTTCATTTAATATTTTTATTATTACTGCTTGTGTTCTCTTGTGTTTCATTTTTATTCCTCCAATACCCTGTATTGTTTTGTATTCCCGCTAATTCAGCGTGGTTCGCTAGAAGTCTTCCTAATTCCGACATCGAAACTCCCCATTTCATTTCATCATTTAAGTGATTATAAACTTGGTCTGTAGACTTAGGCCCACCTTTCAAGAAGGCTTTCATCTTTCTAATTGCTACTACATTTGCCGCCATTAAAAATCACCTAAGTTCATTTGTTTAATCTTCTTGACTCTTGGTTTTGGTTTTCTTTTTTCACCTAATCCAATAAGTCTACAATCTCCATTGTTTAGTTTTTTCTTTGCGTATTCTTTGAAGTCTTCATCTTCAATCAATTGCTTCAATAGCCTATGACCGCCCGACTTAATTCCCAACCTTCTACAAATAGAAGGGACTTTTGAATAGGCTCTACGGCGGGGCATACTAGGTCTTCCAAACTTTCTACCTCCATGATTATAGGCCAACATTTCAAAAAAGTAGTCCTTGTTCCATCTCCGCTTAACAACACTATCAATGAAAACTAATTTATTAGGGTGTTGGTTTTCAGCCAACCAGTTAATAATTTGAGTGTCGGGTGGATTATTATACTTGAGTAGCAATAGTATCTTTTCCCTGTTCATTTCTTTTAGGTAATCATCCACTAAAGAAAACATATCTCTTTCAAAAGAATAAGGAGTCTCACTTCTTGGTGCTAATTCTTTGATAGAATCTCTCAAGTGTGAAACACTACCTGCTCTCTTAAACTTAATCATATTTTTTATTTCACTAGGAACAGACTTTTGGTTGATGCTTGTCATTACTACTTTACCTCTATATTTTCTAAGAACATCGAGTATGACATCCTTCTTAGGTTTGTAATGTAAGTCTTCTATTATTATTCCGTCATCTATTGGTAATGATGACGGGTCTTTAATATCCATGACATTAGCATAACAAACAATGGCATTAGGAATAATCTCTAATGCCTTTGTTGTTTTACCTGTGCCATGTTTGCCGGTAATAATTATTGCTCGTTCTTTTTTAATCGTTGTCAGTCCCATTTAAAATTCCTCTTATTTTCATTATTGATTCTAAACCTTCTAAAGTAAGGTGTTCTTTATTTACAAGTCTTAGTATAATTCCCTTATAGGCACTAAGACTACTATTTGCGTCGGAGTATGAATCGGGTATCATTTGAATCACTTTATTGGTATTCTTTATACCCGATATTCTCATAATCGGTTTCGGTCTTGTTTTACTCTCCTGTTGTTTAACAAGAGACTTTACTTGGTGTTGATACAGGCTTCGTTGTATGTCAAGTAGAAACTTTTCATCGCCTCTAATACATATTGAAGGCAATACTGAATATCCTATTTTAGATTCGTCACTTCTAGAAAAGCGTATCTCAAATATTGCTTTTGAAATAATAATGCCAATCAAGACCTGTTTAGGAAACATTGACAACCATCCCCATGTATGTATGGTCTATTCCGAAAAGAGTAAGTCCCATCATTATGTTTCTGTAGATGTTGTTTTCTTGTTCGGATTGATTCCCTGCTAAAACTATTTTCAAAAAAACATCGTCAAGAAGACCCCTTTCTACATACACTTCCTGTAAGGTATTGACTCCTTTCTTAGCCAACATTAAACCATTGACATATTTCATTTGCCAAATGTCTTCGGCACTTGTCTCATCAAATAATTGAAACACTAGTGTTGTAGCGGCCCCAAATCGTTCTATGTATTTATTGGCCGTTTTTCTCATTTTGTTCACCCGAATATTAGTTTCTCTACTGTCTCTAAAGTATCAATGTCTTGAACATATTTGTCATCTCTAATCTTGGTCTTTCTAGGAAACCTAAGTCCTAAAGACCCATCTTTGTTTTGAGATACTAAATCAGCAGTAACAGTAATTACCTTTCTAGGAAGAAAACGATACATATTGTTTTCATGTCCGTCTACTATTTTTCGTAGTGTAGAAGTCAAAGAAACTAATTCAGCATCACTGAACCCATTACCGACTCTACCTAGAGATACAAAACCATCACCGTCTTTCACTGCAATATCAAAACTACTGAATACAGAAGACTTAGAATTTTCTCCGTAACAAGCACCAAGAATAACTACATCTAATTCGATTCTAGGAGGTTTGTATTTAGCCCAACCTGCTGAACGCTTTGCCGGTTCATATTTCATATTAGCATCCTTGACAATGATTCCTTCAAAACCATCACTTATTGCTTGGTTATAGAATGCCATAGTGTTACTACCTTCGGGCATTCTGTGTGCTTGGTCGGGTAAATCTTTGAAAATCTCAAGCCTTTCTTTGTATGGTAAATCCATAATTACTTTATTATCATACTTCAAACAATCGAAGATTACCCATTTGACAGCAACCTTTCTTACGGCTTCTTCTTTATCCTTTGAATGGACTCTTGTAGCCATTAACTTATGTGGTGCGGGAGTTCCGTCGCTATTGATAGGGTATATCTCACCATCAAGTATGCAATTGAAACCTGTTGAATATTTTTCTTCTCTTTTGTAAGTAGATATTTGTTTAACAACATCGGGGAATTGGTCTGTTACCACTTTACCCCTTCTGTTAAAGATAATTACGGATGGGCCAAGAATAGTATAATTTAAATGAATTTGATACCTGTTTCCGTCATATTTGTAGTCCACTATTCTTTCATTGGGCCATTTATCCATAGGGACTTCTTTAGCCAACATAGGTTTTACAAAATTACCATGTGTTAAATTGAGTGGGGGTTTTTCTCCCTTCTCATAGAATGTTATAACAACTTCAATACTGTTCATTGACATATCTTTCTTTACTTCACTTACTGTTTTACTGTAGTGACTAGCAATAGACTTAGTAACTTGTCCTAAACCTATTCCGTTGTTTGGGTTTCTTAACCAATACCGAACAAACCATTTTCTTTCAAGCGAAGAAAGAGAGAGTAGTATGTCCTTTATTACAAGGAAAGAATCAGCGTGACCCATGCAATCATATTCAAGAAAAGTTACTACTTGTTTTAATGTATAGTCTTGGTCTTTTTCTTTGTCGCTTTCTAGATATTGGGTTGCTGTTCCTATGTCTTCAAAGGTAGAATACAAGCCCTCTAATTCTTCATCGAATATATCGAATGCTTTAGCAATCCACTTTTTGCCCTTAACCATTCCAATATTATTATTGCGTAGTTCTAAGGTCAATATTTTACTTAGTAGTATGGGGTCAAAATTATCCCATGCTCTATCAATTACTGCTATTTGTCCGGTCGGGGTTAAGTCTTGTATTGTTTCCATTAGTCGTGCTAGTCTGCTTATTGTCATCTTTAATTACCTCATTGTATATTTTTTTATTTACCATAACCACTAAATCCTTTAGTGGTTGAGAATACTTACTTTTCATCATAGATAGTTTCCATAAATACTTAGAAAGTTCATCCCATTCATTCTTCTTCATCTATCATTCCTCCTTCGATTTCATGACGGACTCTAGGAATATTCGCAATCATACTGTTCAAGAGTTCTACTAAATCACCTCTACCAACATGATGTGCCGCTAATTGTAGATATGTGAGTGTCCCTATTGTAATAGGCATAGCCACTTCATTTATATCTCCACCCATAACCATACTCCAATGAGTAATAAAAGAACCCCGCACTACATCATTTGTATTTTGAATAGTGGGCCATATTTCTTTGAATGATTCTCTATGGACTTCGGGTATTTTCTTTTCTGTTGTTATGCACCAATTAGCAAAGTGCTTTGGGCTTAGTTTCTTTTTAAATTGCTTCATTCTATTCACCTAATATTTCCTCAAGAACATTCAAGAGAATCTTTGCTTCTTTTTTATTTAGACGGATGCCTTTTCGGGTTGGTTTGTCGTCTTTATACCAACGAATGTCTACTACTTCTATTGAATAGTATTCACCCGAATGAATCTTAACCGCATCTATTTCATTACGAACAATTTGATTGTTAAACTTTAAACCTTCACTCAATGAAGTTCCCCTCCTTGAATTTACTCAAGTCTGTTCTATTCATAAAATATCTAGGTATTTCTAATTGCGTTAAACAATTAACTATCCAACAAGCACCACCTAAACTTGATATTTGAACAACTTCATATTGGCAAGAATTGACTTCGATTACTTCTTTGGTGTTTATTTCGGGAACAAGACCATACATCCTAGTCATTTCGGATGCAACATCGGCCAAGTTATCCATTACATATTTTATTATGTGCGCTCTTTGAATAGGTATTTTAGGTGCTACCTTTATTTTTAATTTTCCTGTCATTTCACACACTCTACATTTATTGCCGTCACATATAGGGCATACAATCTCTGCCGCATAAGGGGCGGGTAGTGTTACTGTGACGGCTCTCTTCATAATTATTCCTCAATGAGAACTGCCACTTCTGTAGTTAAAAACATTAGCGCAATAGAGAAGGCCGCACTTAGACTACTCTTTGTTACATTTGTAGGGTCAATGATTCCTGCATCAAGTAGATTTTCTTTTTTACCATTCTGTGCATTGAAACCAATATCTTGTTGTATTTCATGTATCATGTCTCCAAAGACTTTATCCACATCAGCACTGCTATTTTCTAGTAGAGTCTTTAGTGGTGCAAACATAGATTGAGTCGTTGCACTCGCTAGACCTAAACCAATTGATGCTTTGATAAGAGACAAGCCCCCACCAACAATATACCCTCCATCAAGTGCGGCTTTAGTTGCATTTAGAGCATCGTCAAGTCTTTCTTTAGTCTCTCTCATTTCAACTGCTGAACCTGCACCAACCTTAATCACTGCAACTCCACCTTTCAATTTACTGATTCGATTAGAGATACTTTCTTTCACCCAATCATTAGAACCTAATTCGTATAATGTTCTTAGAGTTTCTATTCTCTCTTCTACATTACCCCCTTCGCCACCAACAATTGTTGTTTTTAGTTGGTCTATTACTACTCGGTCACATGAACCAAAGGATTCTTCATTAACAATCCTCAAGTCATCATCAGCCTCATCGGAATATACTCGGCCACCAATTACTGCTGTAATGTCTTTCAGTTCATCTAATTGACTATCACCGTAATTAGGTGCTTGAATTACTCCTATGTTTAATCTACCTTGAATTACATTGGCTAGAACATTTTGTAGGGCTAGGTTTTGTAAGTCTCTACAAATTAAGAACAAAGGTCTACCTTCCTTAGCCGCATATTCACAAGCAGGTAGAATGTCTTGAAACTTTCTTATTATCTTGTTTGTTACAAATACCAAAGGCTTCTCTAGCAAACAATCTCCGTTGTCTTGGTTGGCAAAAAGATGTGTGATAAATCCTTTATCTAATTCTAGTCCTTCTCTAATTTCATATTCAGTGTGTAGTCCATGACTTTCTTCAACACTAATTACTCCATTACGACCAACTGCTTCAAAAACTTCGGCAATAATTTTACCAAGTTCCTCATCATTGTTCGATGCAATCGTAGCGATTTTGCCAATGTCTTCATCTTCTACAGGTTTGGAGTATTTGTCTAAGTTTCTTAGAATAGTGTCTCTATCGTTTTGTAGTATTTGTCTAGTTGTTGTTATGTTTTGTAGTGCTTCTTCGGACATGTTGTTACAAAGAGCCTGTGCTAAAACACATGCTGTAGTAGTGCCATCACCTGCTTTAGACTGTGCTTTACTCGCTAAGTTTTGAACAAGTTGAACACCCATTTGAACATAAGGGTCTGTGCTAGATACATACTTAGAGATAGTAACTCCATCGTTGATAACTACAGGTGGATTACCTTGAAGTATTGCTGTTCTAGCCTGTGGCCCTAGAGTTGGCTTGACTGTATCAGCCACTAGATTGATACCTTCAAGGATTTTCTTTCGTGCTTCTTCACCGTGTAGAATCAAGGAACCACCCCATACACTTTAGAATAATCTACAAAGGTATATTCTTCATAAGTAAAGTGTTTGTCTTCGGCATTGAAGACAACCTTCTTTCCTATCAAAGTTTTATCAACAGAACAATCATGCACTACTCCAATATTATCTCCAATAGAAATAATACCGGATGCACTTGTTGTCTTATCTTTCTTAATTACTACCCATGTTCCGACTGACTTCATGTTTTTATCATCGGAGTTATGAGTATTTAAACCATCTTCAAGATATTTGTCTGTGTCAATCATTCTTCTTCACCTTCTCTATCATTTTTGTATCACAAGTAGGACAATGCCATGCGTGAGAATCAATGTTCCATGTTTCATCACATTTAGGACAATATCCATCCTCATACCAATCCATGTGTCCTTCGTATTTGTCTGTGTCAATCATTCTTCTTCACCAAACATACCTTTCATTGCCTTATAGCCTTCTTTCAACATTATCTCTTTATTTTGTTTCATCATTTTCAACCACTGTTGTTCTGCTTCTGTGGTATAGTGCGGATTAGTATAAACCATAACGCTATCCCAATCAATATCCTCGGAAGGTATCGCTTCACTTGAAACAAATGACGCACCTTCTTCTTCAACACCAAGCATTTTTGTCAAGAAAGGTGAGTGGTCTGTTCCTATATCCATTCTTTTATCACCATTAGGTCTATCAAATGGTAGTGTGATAATCTCTTTACTATACATTCT